TTGTTTCTTCGTAGACTTCCTGCAGGGAGGTGATAATCGCGGCCACGTTCGGGATGGCAAAGAACGATCCCTGGAACTCATCCCATACGCGCTGCACTGGAACCTTCTTGCCGTGCGCGCCCACGAGTTCAGGCTGCGCGCTGAAGTCAGACACGATGACTGGAGTGCCACACGCTTGGCTCTCCACAGCAGGGATGCCGAAGCCTTCGCCCATCGAGGTGAGTAGCTGCACGTCAGCGGCTGAGTAGAGCGAGGCGATCGCATCCTGAGGGATGCCGTTGCGGAACTGGATTGGGTTCGGGTATCGCACACGCTGGCTGTCTACGCCGGTTGCCTGCATCAAGCGCGGGAGGTTCACCCCTTCGCTAAGTCCTTGTGGCTCAGTGTGGATCATCCAGTAGACGTCAGGTCGGTCACGCATAAAGGTTGCCATTGCGTCTGCCATCTCACCAAACGCCTTGCGGATCGGGATGCGACCACGGTTCGCAGCATTGGTCACGACAAGGAAGCAATCCTCAGGCAATCCCATTGCGGCGCGTGCGCCCTTCCCTCTGTCGCTGAACACTGCGGTGTCAATGCCGTGTGGGATGTAGGTGACTTCTTCTCTTGGCACGCCAGCCTTCAATAGTTCTTGTTCACCGAAGCGGCTCATTGCAATGGCGTGATGACCCCCTTCTGCAAGGAAGCGTGCGACGAGTGGTGGCAAAGGTTGGTGATCTACTGGTGTCCAGCACGCAAGGTTCAACTCCTTGAACGCCTCGATGCCAGTAAGCGGCCAGAGGTCAAACAGCACAACGCCGAAGCCTGGCTGATCGCCGATCCAGCTCTTGATGTTCTCTGGCGCTGCGTCTATTGAGTAGCGCATCAAGCCTTCAGGAAGGATGGGGTGACCGTGTGTGCAGTTCATTAGGAACTGTGCGCCGTGGTTGGCAACGATGGCAGCCTCGTGTCCGTCCTTTACCATCTGATGCACGACTTGCCCTGACTGCATCCCATAGCCACTAGGCACGGCACAACTGTTGGAATACCAAGCGATGCGGCTCATTGTCCTCTCCTCCTATTTGTGCTTGGTCAGGCGACCGTGGCACTGTCTACATAGTACCCGAAGGCGATGCTCAGGTGCAAGGAGCGGACCGCCTTTGCTGAGCGGATCAAGGTGGTCAACGGTCAGGTTCGTGGTCTTGCCGCATACCTCACACCACGGACGCTTGCTCCGTATCTGGCTGCTGAGCTTCTTCCACGCAGGGTCAAGGTATGGGTTTGGCTTCCCCTGCTGCCATCTGTAGGTCGCAGCGCGCTTGTGCATCGCGCATCTGTTGCCGTTCGGGGTCAGGATGCCGCAGTCAAGGCAAGGTCGTTGGAAGGTCACGCCTTCGGGAACTCAGGCAGAGGCAGCCCAGGCGCGATCACCTTTGCCAAGTGATCCACCACGCGCTCGGTTGCATCCTCGTAGAGCGGGTCATAGATAGCCCACGCGATCTTGCCGAACGCTTCCTCCATCGCCTCAACAGTCTGATCGAGTCTGGCTGTCACGACGTGCAGCATCTCGTGCGTCAGCACCTCGCGCTGGAGTTCTGGCGTCTGCTTCCAAAAGTCGTGGCTGACGCGCAGTTCGGCTGTCTCAGCCTGCGCGTGCGGGTTGATGTCTGCCCACGCCTCAACGTCTGAGGCATCACGAGCCACGGTAATCTTCCAATAGGTGACGTTCATTGCGGCTTGAAGCTCAGCGACATACGCATCCAGCGCGTCGTATTTGTCCGGCTGCTGCTTAGTCGCCACGTCTCCTCCAGTCCTCGTGGAGTAAGCCTGCCAGCGGGAGGACTCCACTGGCAGGCGATGGGCCGCGCCGAAGCGCGGCTCGCCAGAAAGTCTATCGCAGGTCCATCCCAGGCTGAGCGGCTGCCACTCGTGCCTTGATGATTTCTACATACTCAGGCTCACGCTCGCAGCCAATCCACTCCACGCCTTCCTCAATGGCTGCCACTGCGGTTGTGCCTGAGCCGAGGAATGGGTCAAGCACGGTGCCGCCCTTTGGGGTGACCAGCCTGATGAGGTAGCGCATCAGGTCAACTGGCTTCACGGTTGGGTGGATGTTGCGCTCAAGCCCCTTGTTGCGCTCTGAGCGGCTTGCCTTTGCAACATAGAAGAAGCGTGATGCGCCGCCGCTATCGCCGTGGTGACTTGATTGAACATCTCCGCGTGTTTCAGGCGCGTTGATTCCTTTGGACTTAGTTTGCTGATAGTAAGGTGCAGGAGATTTGCTCACGCCGCTCTGCTCATCCAGCAATGCAGCGGCTTCTTCATCCAGCAGGATGTTTGCTGGCCAGCGTCCTGCGCTTGTATTTTGTCCGTGCCTCATAACACCACCGCCGAGGGAGCCGTTGGATTCCTGATGTCCTGTGCATTGACCTGTTGCATCTCTAGTGCTGCAGTTAGTTCCGCCGCCGTCCGTCCCAATCCTGCTTGCGTCAATGTTCAGCGCGCCAGTGCCGTGAGTCAGCACATTTTCGGCAACCGTGCCGATGAGCGGCTTGCGTGCCAGCACGATTGGCTCAACGGCTGGCTTGAGTGCGGTTCCCCAGCCTTGCCACTTCTTTGCTGCTTCGGTTGATGGTGCGGTGATTTCCAAAGTAACCTTTGTCTGCTTGACGCCCACTGCCGCCCCGCCAAGTCCAGATGCGTTTACCGCGTGCGTCCCTGCTTTCTCACCAGTCACCTCGCGCTCGGCGGCAATCCTTGCCACCAACTCATCAACCCAGGCAGGAACATCTGCGCACAATGGTCGCAATGTTGCCCAGATTTCTGGGGTTGGGATGGCAGGCTGGGCGCTGACTGTTTGCGCGTAGTAATGGTTAGCCATTGTTCCGTTGGCTGAGATATGCCCAGCCTGAAACATCGCAAGACTTGCCTGACTCCGTGCAACCCCAGCCGCTCTGAACCATTGAGTGAACTTGAGCAGCCTTCCAGCCTCGCCGTTCGCCTTGTCAATCGCCTTGCTCACATCAAGGCTCTTGGGGAAGCCTGAGCCGTAAAGCCACATCAGCGTGTCACGAATCTCAAAGCCAGCATCCTCAATCCCAGCGGCGAGCCGGTGATACATCCGCGTGCCGCCGAAGGCGAGCAGGTGTCCACCTGGCTTCAACACGCGCAACGCCTCACGCGCCCACTGCTCACTCCAGGTCTGGAAGCCGAGCGGGGTGCCAAAGCCGTCCCAATCCTTGCCCATAAACTCAAGGCCATACGGCGGGTCGGTCACGATGGCATCAACGCTGTCTGCCTCCAGCGTTCTCATCTGCTCAATGCAGTCACCGATGAGGAGGGTCATCACTGCACCCTGTACGAATCAGACCTACAAGTCACGCGGAAGACAAGCCCATTGACCTCGCGTGCAGACTCGTCCACTCCGCCGATCAACCCACAGGATTTACAAATCGCAACCCAGTCTTCAGTCATTGCCAGCGTGTCAAAGTTGTGCGGATACTTGGCACGAGCCTCCTGTTCGTCTAGTGACTCCTCAAGCATCGCCGTCTGACCGATCGTCAGTTCATTCTGCTCCCACTCAATCGCGTGTCCTAGCCCATCTTCCGACAACTTGCCGCTCAGGGTTCGCAGCTTCAGGCTCAACTCGGCGCGAGTGGCTGCTGCCATCTCTTTGGTGATGCCTCGCAGTCTGCGCGTCTCCTCCATCTTCCTGCGCTTCTTTGGCTTGCGTGGCCGCTGCAACTCAACGGTGCGCCACGCATCGTCCGTAGGCTCGCCAAACAGTGCGATGAAGCGTCGCTCGACATCCTCTGGCACGCGGCGTTCCTCTGCGACATAGGCGTAGCAACTGCGCCGGCTTATCTGCAGGGTTGTAGCCAGCGACTCAATCCGCCCGCGTGGTGATCGCTCTGGGAAGGCGTGCTTGGCGATGACCTTCATCCACGCGCCGCTGATAGAACGAACGGTGGTCGTCATAGCCCTCCCTCTAGTTGCCTGGCTGAATCTCCTCGATTATGACGCGGACGACGCCAAGATGCAAGGAGCGCAAGGCGGCGAAGGCGTGCGGCGACAGGTCAATGCTGCGGCTGCGCCTTGTCCACGTGCGCTTCAGGTCTTTGTGGCATCTGCCGCAGTAGTCGGCGACGATCACGATGACGCACCTGCTGCGGTCGTCTGCTCGGCAGACCTTGATCGGGTACGGATCATCACCCCAGCGGAAGGTGCCGACTGCTGCGTAGTAGCGCGTGCCGTTGCGCGTGTACCAGGCGTTGTTCTTGGTGGCGTCGTACCACGATGCGACGCCGCGCACAGGGATGCCGTGTTCTGTTCTGGCTGGCACACTTGGATGGACGGTCAAGATGACCGCCATCAAGAGTGCAATCACTCAGGCGGCTCCGCTGCTACGAACCAATCGCAGAAGTCGTCAAGGTCAAGGATGATCACGGCGCGACGACGGCCGCCGCCAACGCCAGGACTGTCACCGATCACCAAGCCACGCAACTGGTCGCTCTTCACCGGCACGGTCTGCAACCAATCCCACTGGCGCTCGCTGAAGCTGCCGCCCACCTTGCACTGCACGGCGAGCC